ATCTAGATGTGTACAGTGAAAAAAGCATAAACTTTGCTACTGAAGGTAACTTTAATGTACAAGCAGGTGGCGAAATTAATATGGAAAGTAAACTAGGATTTAATATGAAAAGCCTGGGCGCCGCCGGCATTAAAATGCATGCTAGTACAGGAACAATTGATATTAAATCACACAGTAACTTACAAATTGAAAGTGAAAGCAACGGTAACCTACGTATTGCAGGTAACTATAGAGAAACTGCCGCACGTATTGATATGAACGGTCCACCTGCACTTGCAGCAAGTACTCCACAAACTGTTCAACACACTGGAAACGAAGAAGTTACTGAAAGTATTAGTAAGCGTGTTCCAGAACATGAACCATGGAATGGACACCTGGATGTACAAGTGGTTAATCAAAGCAGTACAGCCGGTGTAACAGATCCTGGAAATAGTGTAAGTTATTATGAAGGAGCACCACAAAATCCAACTTCTGGAGAAAATGTTGGTGCATATGACTTAGGAAATTTTGAAGAAGCCGCTGAAGCTGATCCTAGCGGATTACTAGAGTGGCGCAATGGTGTTGACCGCAGAGTCAACCCACAACTTATTGAAAAAGTACGAAATGTTGCACGTAAGTTTGGTCAAACACTTACAATTACAAGTGGATATAGAAGTCCTGCATACAATAGAAAAGTAGGTGGCGCTAACAAAAGTCAGCACATGCAAGCTAATGCTGTAGACATTAGTGGAGCAAACTTTACAGACAACGAACGTCTTACATTAGTGGCACTGGCAAGTGCTGAAGGTATCACAGGTATTGGTGTATATAACGACAAGAGTTTACATTTTGACTTGCGTAGAAGTCCTAGTGCCTGGGGTAGTGGATTTACATATGCAGGAATTCCTGCGTATGCAAAATCAACATTAGATAAACATTTGGCAGGTGGCTATGCTTAAATATATTTCAGATAGCAACTTACGAACTAATTGGAGTGACTATGTTATTCAAGACGATTTTGCTGTAAACTTTTTAATTGATACAACTCAGCAAACTGCTAGTGAAAATATGATCAACTTAATGTTAAGTCAAGTTCGTTTTAGTATGTTTAATGATGAAGGACATATTGGATATGGTGTCGGTAATCTTACACAAGAATTTGGTTATACAGAACAAGAAGCATTTAGTGCTTGGATTAAAGTTTTAAAACAAAAAGACAAAGTTTTTAACAGTACGTTACCTTTGATAAGCATGAGTCAAACACAATATGATGCACTGTTTAGTGTGTATTATCATACAGGAACATGGAAAACTCTAGAAGGTTTAGAAGGAATTTACGATTTAGAATATGCAGTACTAAGCGAGAATTGGAGGCTAGTTGCAGATATAATTAGTAATGGAATAATTGATCCAGATACTCGACGTCTTGAGGCACGTGTGTTACAATTAGCAGATTATACTATAGAACGCACAAGAGATTTTATGCGCAACAAAGGTATTGCACATGCTCGCAGAACTTATAAAGCAGGTAACATCACAGACCAATCAATAGTAAGACAAATAGAATTTGCTTATTATAGACAAACTACAGCATTTTTACCACGCATGCCAGAACTACGTAAAAGAGAACTATTACTCAAAGTAGGTCAGTTGTAACAATAAATATTTGTGTAGCAACACAAGAGGAAAAGCCACTGGATGTCTACTTTATATTTGAATGCTGATTATCAGCCTATGGAACTGAGCCCACTCAGTGTACTAAGTTGGAGAGACAGCATTAGCGCATATTTTAAAGATAGCGTATATATCTACAAAACACACGATAACTGGTTAGTGCGAAGCCCTAATTTAGAACTACAAGTTCCTAGTATTATTGTAGCAAAACAATTCCATAAACGTAAAACCAATGCAAAATTAAGTCGTAAAAACTTGTTTATACGTGATAACTATCATTGTCAATACTGTAATGTGCGTTTTTATCATCATGAACTTACATGGGATCACGTTGTTCCTCGTAGTGCAGGTGGAAAAAGCAATTGGGACAATATAGTTGCCGCATGTAAAAGTTGTAACTGGAAAAAAGGAAGCCGGCGGGATGTAAGTCCTGTTCGCAAGCCGTATACTCCTAGTTGGCGAGAAATATATAATCAAAGCAAGTGCTATAAAATTACAATTCCTGACCCAGCGTGGCAGGAATTTTTAAATTGGCCTGAAGAATTGTTGGAAATTAAAACGCCAGTTTACTAAACTAATAAATAGTTGTATGGCAACGTTTATAGGTTATAGCACAGTAGATAGAAAATTTGGTAATTTTACTCTTAAGGATGTAGAATTAGCAAAGCGTGATCTACTCAATCATTTTTACACTCGTAAAGGCGAACGTCTTGGAGAGCCAGAATTTGGCAGTATTATCCAAGACTTGGTGTTCGAACCTCTAGATGATCGCACAGTTAATGCAGTAGAAGATGATGTAAGAGATGTTGTGGCAAATGATCCAAGATGGATTTTATACTCTTAACATTACTACTGGACAGCATACTATTGAATGTATTCTAAATCTAACATACAGACCAAATAGTACGCCAGAAGAACTATACCTAAAATTCACAGCGGAAGAAGAGGAAGAAGATGGCACAGAGCGTTAGACAACGAAATCTGTTTGCTGCTGAAGATTTTACTGTTGTTTACGACAGTTTTAAGCAAGCAAACTTTAAAGCCTATGACTATGATAATATTCGTAGTGCAATGGTTGATTATATTAGAGATAATTATCCAGAAAACTTTAATGACTGGATCAGTTCAAGTGAATTTGTTGCACTAATTGAACTTATTGCATTTATGGGCCACAACATTGCTTTCCGCACAGATTTAGCAAGCCGTGAAAACTTTTTAAGTACAGCAGAGCGCCGTGCCAGCGTATTGCGTATTGCAGATTTTCTAGGCTATAAACCAACTCGTGCATTACCAGCACGTGGACTATTAAAAATATCTACTGTTAAAACAACACAAAATGTTTTTGATATCAATGGTGAGAGTTTAAAAAATATAGAAATAGATTTTAATAGTGATCAGGATCCTAACAGTTATCAAAATTTCTTATTGGTTTTAAACGAAATATTTAACAGTACAAATAAATTTGGTAAACCTTCAGCAAGTGCAACTATTGCAGGTGTAAAAACAGAAGTATATGGAACTAATATCAATGAACAAAAAGTTACATTTCCGTTCCGTGGCACTGTAAATGGTGTGAACGAAGACTTTGAAGTTGTTAACTATTATATAAATGAAAATCAGGTGTTAGAAGAGTCTGCTCCTAATCCAGGAAGCTCATTTAATATTTTGTATAGAAACGACAACCAGGGAATAGGAAGTACAAATACTGGATTTTTTGTAGGATTCAAACAAGGACAATTAAAGTTTACTGATTATACTGCTGATACAGCAATTAGTAATTTAAGTCTTAATGTGCCAAGTACTAATATTAATGAACTAGATATGTGGGTTCAAAATATTGATACAAGTGGTGAAGTATTACAAAATTGGACAAAAGTAGATGCAACATTTGGAATCAATACTATTTTTAATAGTATACAAAATCGTATACGTACACTTTACAGCCAGCGTACATTAGACAATGATAGCGTAAGTTTGGAATTTGGTGATGGAGTTTTTGCAGACATACCACGTGGTATTTTACGTATCTGGTATCGTGAAAGTTTAAACGAAAGTTATACTCTTAACACAGATGATATAGGAGCAATGCAGTTTAGTTACAAGTACACTGCAAAAGACGGTAATGACTACCAAGCAGTGTTTAGTGCAGAGCTTGTAGAACCAGTTGCAAACGCAAGCTCTAGAGAAAGTGTACTAAGCGTTAAAACAAATGCAGGCCGTGTATTTGCCGCACAGGATCGTATGGTAACTGCACAAGACTACAGTGTATATCCACTAACTGTAAGCAACAATGTTCGTAAAATAAAAAGTGTTAACCGTACACATAGTGGTCACAGCAGATTTATAGACATCAATGATCCAACTGCACAGTATCAAAATGTAAACATGGTAGCAGAAGATGGTTACATATACAGTGAAGGAAGTTTAAATCGTATTAGTTGTAGTTTACCTACTACACTTACAGATGATCAGATTTTTGATGAATATATAAATGAACTTATATCTAATCCAGAAACAATTAACTTTTTCTACGATAGATTTAATCCTGTTAATGTAGGATTTACTAGCAATACAGCAAGTTTTACTTGGAACCAAGTTAGTAAAACAACAAATGAAAGCAGTGGATATCTTACTCGTAATGGTATTATAGAAAGAACTGGACCTGCTAATAGTAATGCACTTAAAGATGTAAAGGTAGGCAGTATAATAGAATTTATCGAAAGTCCTTATGACAGTGGTAGTATTGGAACAGTTGGTACACAACTTACTGTAACCAATGGCGGAACTGGTTATACAAGTCCTCCTACTGTTACAATTTTGGGTACAGGCACTGGGGCAAGCGCAACAGCTCAAATAGATACAAATGCTGGAACTGTAACAAGTGTTACAATTGTAAATGGAGGAACAGGATATACTAATCCTGTAATTGTACAAATAAATGGTGGCGGCGGTCAGGATGCTACTGCTATAGCAGTATCAACTACAGCTGCAAAAGCATGGGCAAGAGTTGTAAGTTTAAATGAAGAAGGTCTTGGTATAGATGATGTTTTAGGATCTCCAACAGGTAGAGATAGTAAAGGCAAAGGTGCTATTGTTATTAGTAAACCTATTCCTAATAACGCTAGAATAAGCAGAATATTCCAGCCTTATAATACAAAGTTTACAACAGCAGAAAAAACTGCTATAAAAGCTCAGCTTGCACTTAAAAACAGTTTTGGATTAAGATTTGATGCAGATAACAGCATGTGGAAAGTTATTTTAGGAAATGACTTAGCACCTGCTAGTACAAACGATCCTGTTAATTGGAATACACAGTATGCAGGTAATAGCACAAGTCAAAATTTAGACAACAGTTGGATTATCCGTGTAAACTACACAGCAGACAAATGGGAAATGATTACAAGACGTTTCCGTATTATATTTGGAAGTGACAAGGCTGTACGTTTTTATAATCAAAATAATAAAGTTAAATTTAACAAAGAAACAAACAAGCCTGAAAG